CACATTCCCTCGCCGGATCATCCGGCTCTATCACCTATCACGTTTCGGCAGCAAGGAGATAACGAAAATGCCCACCTTCAAGCATGGTAAGAACGCTCAGTTCCGCATTGACGGAACCGCTGGTTCACTCGTTAATATCAGCGATACGCTCAATGAGATCAGCCTGCCCCGCGAGATTGAGACAGCGGAGACTACCGCTTTCGGTCAGAACGACAAGACCTACATCACGGGTCTGGGCGACGCCACGATTTCCCTGTCTGGCATGTTCGATGCCACGGTCGATACGCAGATCGCAGGCAACATCGCGAACCTTAAGTCCGGTTCGGTTTCCAGCCTCTCGTTTGAGTACGGTCCCGCTGGTTCCGCTTCCGCGCAGCCTAAGTTCACGGGTGAGGCACTCATCACTTCCTATGAGGTTTCTAGCCCCGTGGGTGATGTTGTGACGTACTCGCTTGAGTTGCAGGTCACGGGCGGCGTTACAGGCACCACGTTCTAACTATTCCGGTTTAGAACTTTCCACGTTCCCTTTGTGGGCCAATGAAAGGAAAAGTAATGGCAGGTTTGCGGGACAAGATTTTTGCCGCTCAGGATATTCCTACTGAGGTTGTGAAGATTCCTGAGTGGGGTGTGGATGTTCTCGTGCGCGGTATGAGCGCGGGTGATCGCATCACACTCATGCAGAACGCGTTCGATCAGACAACGCAGCAGGTCAACATGAGCATCGTGTACCCGGATGTTGTTGTGGCTTGCACTTACGATCCTGAGTCGGATGAACCCGTGTTTACCGATGCGGATAAGCCTGCGATTCTGGCAAAGTCAAGCGCGGCAGTTGAGCGTCTGGCGAACGTCGGACTGAGGCTGTCCGGTATCGGCAAGGATGAGCAGGACGCGGCGGGAAAAGATTCCTCCAAGTCGCAGAACGCAGATTCGTCTACGAACTAGCGCAGAGGTTGGGGAGGACGGTAGATGAACTCCTATTTGGGGGTCCGGGTCATCGTCCTCTCTCCTCGCTAGAACTGACGGAGTGGATTGCGCTAGAACATTTGCGCGTGTGGGAGCAAGAGCAGGCGCAGAAAAAAGCGCGAAAGGGTAGGTAGTCGTGGCTGTCGCTAATGTTGTCGCTAAGTTCGAAGCGGACATTAGTGATGTTCAGGCGAAAATGGCGATGCTGCGCAGCAGTTTCGCGCAAGCAGGAGATTCCACAGAGGCGCTATCGCAGCGCATGGTGATGCTTGGCAACACGGTTTCGAATGTTGGCAAGCAGATGACGCTTGGTATTACTGCCCCGCTTGCTGCGCTAGGCGTCATTGCTATTAAGACGCAAAAAGATTTCGAAGTATCCATGAATACGCTTGGCGTAGTTTCGGGTGCTGCTGCTGCTGAAGTGCAGGCACTTAGCGATTACGCAATGAAAATGGGCGCGGATACTGTTTATTCTGCTGGCGAAGCCGCTAACGCAATGGTGGATTTGGCTAAGTCGGGATTCACGCCTGCGCAGATTTCCGGTGGCGGTCTTGCTGCGACTATGGCACTCGCGGCGACAGAGGGCATGGCGCTGACCGATGCCGCTGTAACCGTAGCAAACGCTATGGCTACATTCGGTCTGGAAGCGAACCAGGCAAGCAGCATTGCCGATGCGCTCGCGGGTGGCGCTAATGCGTCTACTGCATCTGTCGAATCGCTTACGTCTGCTCTGCGTCAGGTTGGTCCCGGTGCTGTCAATGCCGGGATGTCGTTGCAGGAAACTGTAGCGACGCTTGCTGCGTTCGATGCTGCTGGTATTAAGGGTTCGGATGCTGGTACGTCGCTTAAGACAATGCTCATGCGGCTTGTGCCGACTTCTCAGGAAGCCGCTGATTCTATGCGGCAATTGGGTATCGACTTCACTAATGCTGACGGATCATTTAAGAGCATCACCGAGATCGCGCAGATTCTCCAAAATCGTTTGGGTGGTCTGTCAGAGGCGCAGAGGGTGCAGGCGCTTACGACTATTTTCGGGGCCGATGCGACACGCGCCGCGACTGTTCTAATGACTGAAGGCGCGTCAGGTCTGCAAACCTATATCGACGGCACTAATCAGTTGGGTGCAGCACAGGAACTTGCTAATGCTCGCATGAAGGGTACTGCGGGGACTCTTGAGCAACTGAAGGGCTCTCTGGAAACTGCTGCGCTAGTTATTGGCGAGAATCTGGCACCTACTTTCCAGGTGCTAGCGAATCTCGTTAAGTCTGTGACAGACGCGTTCCTTACTTTGCCTAAGCCGTTGCAGCAGATCACGGTTGCTGCTGGTGCGGTTGCCGCTGCTATGGGACCGATCCTATGGGTCGGCGGGAAAATCCTTGTCCTTATGGCGAGCATGTCGAAGGCGTTCGTTGCCGCGCGTGTGTCGATCACTTTAGCGTTTAGGCAGATTGCTGCTGGCGCTAAGGCTACTCAGATTCAGATTCAGACTTCCATGATCGCTGCGCGTACTAGCATGGGCGCTTTGGTCGCGGGTGCGCGTGCCGCTGGCGCTGGTTTCGTTGCCACGTTCCGCACGATGACGGGCGCTATTCGCGGGTTCATGGCGGCATTGGGTCCGGTTGGGCTTGCAATTATCGGCGCGTCTGTCGCCTATGAAGTGTTTGTCGGCGCGCAGCAGGAAGCAGAGGACAAGGTTAATAGCCTTACCGATGCGATGAAGGAACAGAACGCGGTCATGGGTGAGGCTGTCGCTCTGCAACTGGCGCAGGATTTGCAGGAACTTGCCTACGGTTTCGCTGAGAACACAAAGTTTGTTGACGATCTCGCGGCGCTAGGTTTGACGCTGGATGAAGTCATCATGGCTTTGATGCAGGGTGGCGACGCTATGCAGCAGTTGACGACGCGCGTTAACGAGGCGGCTGCTGGTAACGATAAGTTGCGTATGGCGGCAGGTAATGTTATCGGCACGCTGGCGATGGAGAACGAGTCTGTCAATCAGGCGCGAGCGCAGTACGAGTCTTACAACACCGCGAAGGCGCTCGCTGCCCAAGTTACAGGTCAAGTTGCAGACGCTACTACTGGCCTGACCTCCGCTACTGTGTCAGCCGCTATCGCTGCTGGTGAAGCGATAGCGCCAACGCAGGGTCTTACCTCATCCATGACGGATCTCGGAACGGCTGTTGGTGAAACAGCAACAGAGATCGACATCATGCGCCAGGAATACAACGAGTGGATCTCCGTCACCGGACAGATTGCTGCGGTGGATACCGCTGCTGCGTCCATCGATAATCTCGGTGCTGCTTCGGTTGAATTCGGCACGAACCTGATGGGGCAGACGCCGAAGGCGCGTGACTTCCGTGGGGAAGTTGTTAAGGCGTTTGAGGATTCTGCTGCTGCTGCCGCGTCGCTATCGGATGACCTGCCGACACAGCGTGCGATCTTCACCGGGGAACTTATTAAGATCGTTGCTGCCCTGCGCGCTAGTGGCGTCAAGCCTGCCGATATCGAAGCGTTCCTAGGCGCAATGGAAGGTCTGCCTGCGAGCGTGTCGGACATTATGCGTGGCGCGGCTAAGGCTGTTGGAGACACGGACTTTAAGACGGAAATAGAAAAAGCGTTTAAGAAGTCTGTCAAGGCGGGTGCGCCGATGACGGCTGACACAATGGCAGAACTGGCTAAGGGCGCTAGCAAGTCGGCTAAGGAAGAATTGGGTCTAACACTTGAGCCGGAACTGGCGTCGATTATTAAGAGCGGCACAACTGCCCTACGCCCAACCGCATTTAACAATGGACAACAAGTAGGAACGTCTATCGGCTCGGGAACCGCTAACGGTATTTTGAGTAGTAGCCCTACTGTCGTTGCCGCTATCGAACGCGTAATCGAAAATGCGCATACTGCTGCAAAGGCGAAAGCAGAATCTACGTCGCCGTCTAAGTTGTTCGCACGATTCGGCGACGATATCGGTGCTGGTATCGCGGTGGGTGTGGCGCGTTCTGGAAGCCGGGTTAATGCTGTGGCGCGCCAACTTGTGCAGAACCTTATGCGCGCTGTTAATGCTGCGCTTGCCCCTGCGATGGGTCCGGTGCAGTCCGCAATCGCTGACGTATTCGGCAACATCCCATCGGTGCGTGAGGCGGAACGTGCTTTGCAGGATGCGTCGTGGGCTGTCGCTGACGCGCGCGATGCCGTAGTGGATGCCGAGAAGCGGCTAGAGGAAGCGCGCAAGGAAGGCAACGCGCGCGAGATCGCTAGGGCAGAGCGTGATCTAGCACGGGCACGCCGTGACGTTACTGACGCTACCTCTGCTTTGCGTGACGCACAGGCAGGGCTAGACCTCGCGAAGTATATTGCGCAGAACAAGCAGGCTGTTAAGGCGCTTGAGCGTTTGGGTAAGCAGTTCGATTACATCGTCGCGAAGATGGAGGAAGTGTCCGGGGCGCTTACCGAATTGCAGGACTTGACCGCGAAGCCGTTTGGTCAGTCGTCGCAGGTTGCTCGCATGTTCGGTAGCGATACCGATATCGACGGCGTTATCAGCGGCTACATGCAGTTGCGTGATGTAGTTACTGAGGCGTTCGGGGTGTTGACTGATCCTAAGATTGTCGGCGCTGCTGCTGCTAACGCTAACCGTGATCAGATGAACGCGACGTTGGGGCAGTTGGAAACACTTACCGCTGAAGCGGTGCAGTTGCGTGAGAGGTATCAGGCGAACCTTGAGCGCATCACGAAACTGGAAGAGGATTACCAAAAGCAAGTTGAGTCGATTAACGCACGGTACGACGGGTTGGAGGCGGCGGGTAAGGCAAATCTTGCCGCTTTGGAAGAGCGTCTACGCGGGGTTACCGCTGAGTACGAACGCGAGAACAGCGCCCTGCTGAGTCTCGTTAACGCACGGGATCAGTTCCTCACCCGTTTGGGCGACAGCACCCGCAACTTCATTAACAACCTGTCGTTCCCGCCCCCAACTACGCGCACGGTGCGTGAGGCGCGCAGGCTTGCTAACGGAATCCTTGTCACGATAGACCGTGAAATTACTGAGGGCGGCGATTCATCTAGCATCCGTACCGCTCTTGAGCAAAGACTGAACGAATTGCGGTCGTTCTCCGCGAACATTAAGTCCCTGATTCAGCGTGGGCTTGATCCTGCGCTGGTTCAGGACTTTGTTTCTGCTGGCGTGTCGGGTGCGGGGGATGCGGTTGCGCAACTGGCTAAGGGCACAGATGAGGAACTGCGCGCGGTTAACGCGGTTCAGTCTGCGTTGGGGCAAGAGATCGCAGATTTCGGTGCTTACGCTGAACAGCAATGGTTCGCTGCGGGGATCGCTCAGCAGGAAGCGATTGTTGCTCCGTTGCAGGCGCAAAAGGATGCGCTTGCTCAGTCTGTCGCGGATGCTAAGGCTGCGTTGGATCAGTTGGCAGCGCAACGTCAGGCGGCGTTGGATAAGGCGCGTTCCACGTTTGAGGCTGAGAAAGCAAAGATCGAAGCGGATAATGCGGCGCTGATTGTTCGCATGGATCGAATTGCGGCGCAGATCGAAGGAATCATTGCCACGCTTGCCGCATCATTGCCACCCCGAACGGTGCAGGCAGGGCAGGACGCTATGCAGGCGTTGCTTGACGGGTTCCGCAGGAAGTATCCGCAGATTGCGCGTGACCTTGGCAAACTTATGGATGCTCTCGCGGCGTCGCTGAACCGCACGATCACGCTCACGGTTCGCACGGTGTATGAGGCAGCCGGGAGTATGCCTAGGCGCGCGATGGGTGGACCCGTTCAGGCACGCACCGCGTACCTCGTGGGCGAGCGTGGACCGGAAGTGTTCGTGCCTTACGGCAACGGCAACATTATTCCTAATCACAACCTAGGTTCTGTGCCGTCTATGGGTGCGCGTGGCGTGAGCGGCGCTGGCGCGGTCATTAACATTCAGGTGAACGCGGGTATGGGTGCTGACGGTGGGGAGATTGGGCGTCAGGTTGTGGATTCGTTGCGCCAGTACGAACGCCGTAACGGTCCTATCCCGATAAAGGTGGCGGGATGACAACTAGCACGAAGGTTTTTATCTCGTTCCCGACGACTACGCCGGGGCTAGGTAATGACTTTCAGTTAGATGACACGGTGAAGGGCGTGTTGGATTCGCCGCTGTACACGTTGGGTGGCGGGTCGGAAGTTGCCGTGGATGTTACTAACGATGTGCGTTCCGTTACGGTGCGGCGTGGTAGGTCTTTCCAGTTGGAACAGTTCCAAGCGGGGCAAGCGAATGTCGTGCTGTCGAATAATGACCGCGACTTTGACCCGACGAATGGACTACAGGCGGGGACGCGCACGAACCTAGTAGTGAATCCGTCGTTTGAGACTGGCGTGGCGGGATGGTCTGCGTCAGCGACGGCTCTCACGGTCGCAGGGGCGTCGCTTGTGCAGTCGGCTGAACGGTCCATGTTCGGGGATTACGGGGCGTCTGTGACCTCCACAGCCACGGGTGACGGCATCCACTACACGCTCACCGGGCTTGCCCCGAACACGACGTATGTTGTGTCGGCGTACGCGTACATCTTTGCGGGTGTCGGCGTACAACTGCTTACGCGCGACAGCACTAACGGGGTGAACGGCACCACTAGCGTTACTGCTACGGCGTCGGATTGGACCCGCATCACTTCCACACTCGCGACGGGCGCGAGCGCAGCGACGGGACTGATCGCGTTTAAGTCGCTGTCTGCTGATTCTCAGTTCATGGTGGATGCTGTTGTCGCTGAGAGTGCGTCTGCTGGTTTCTACTTTGATGGTTCTGTGGCTGACGGCAGAATCGTTAACGCGAGTGCTGCGTGGACGGGGACGCCTGACGCGTCCTCATCGTCCCTAACGTATTCGATTCTAGGTACGGGCTCTCCGTACTTCCCGTCTGTGCGTCCTCGCGTGCCCCTTGCTATCACGGTCAATGGGAGCGCAGCGTTCACGGGGCGTGTGGAGGATTGGGATTTCGATTACAACGTAGCCGGGGATAGTGTCGCGGTGGCTAAGGCTGCTGACGGTTACGCTGAACTTGCGCGCACGGAAATCTTTTCTCTCACGGCTAGCGTGGAATCTTCCGGTGACCGTATCGACAGGGTGCTAGACCTTGTGGAAGTTAACTGGCCTGCGTCGCTGCGCGCTATCGACCCCGGCGAAGTAACGCTAGCGAATGCGAGTGTCAGTACATTTCCCGTGAACACGCTTGAGTATCTGCGTAAGGTAGAGCAAGCGGAGTTCGGGGCGCTGTTCATCGGCAAGGATGGGGTGCTGAACTTTAACGAACGCACATCTGACCGCACCTATACGGCGGTGCAGTTCTCCGATAATGGCGGTATCCCGTTCACGGATATTCAGGTTGCCTACGGTACGGAGCAGATTAAAAATCGTGTGGCGATTAACCGTCCTGGCGAGTCGCTTATCACGGTGGACGACACCGATTCAATTAACGAATACGGGGCTATCACGTTCGACATTTCAGATTCGCTACTTGCCGACGATACACAGGCGACCGATCTGGCGACGCTACTCGTGGAGCGTTACGCGCAGCCGACGTTGCGTATCACGAGGATCGGGGTAGACCTCCGCGCAATAACGGATGGTCAGGTGTCGTCGCTGCTAGACCTAGAACTAGGCGACGTTGTAACGGTCACGCTCACACCTAACGGTATCGGTGATCCGATCTCGCAGGCGCTCATCATTGACGCTATCGAACACAGCATCGGCGTTTCTCAGCATCGCATGACGTTCGACCTGTCACAGACCGATCCCGCGTTCGTGCTGGATTCGCTTGTGTGGGGTGTCCTGAATGACGATAAACTATGACGACTGATCCACGGAGGTAGGGACTTATGGCAGGCGCAGGCAAGAAGACCTTTATCGCGGGTGAGGTACTGACCGCTGCCCAGGTCAATGACTACTTGATGGACCAGGCAGTTATGCGGTTCTCTGGGAGTGCGGCGCGCGCGGCTAGCATCACGGTGCCGACTGAGGGCATGACTACCTACCTGGATGACGTGAATCGTCTGGAGTTCTACAACGGGGCGGCATGGGTAGAGGTAGCAGTAGAGTCGTCGGACCTTCGGAATCTGACTACGGCGTCAGCGCAAGTATTCGTAAGCGCCGGGGCGGGATCAGTTGTCGCACTACAACCTGGCGTTGACGGTCAAGTCTTGTCAATTGACGGCACCGCTAGCGTAGGGATCGCTTGGAAAACACCGTCTTCGGGTGGCGATGCTGCCTATCTGCAAGTCGCCGCTAGTGGGGTCACCGCGCTGCCTAACACATTAGGCGCAGGCTTCTACCAGATTCAGACTTCTGGATCTACCTCATACACAGATACCGAATGGCGGTTCGTGGATGTAGATGGGCGCCTTTATGGGGCAACAATTACTGCTGGCGCAGGATTTTTCACTCTCCCCGTGGATGCGGCATCACTAAATATCACCACAGGGACATTCCCGTTCACCGTTCTACTGCAAGAGGTTAAGGGAGTATCTGATACGTTGCTTAATCCTCCCATCGTGAGTGCGTGGAGTTGGAAGGAAATCGGCGGCGGCGACATCACTACTACCTTCGACGGGGGCACAGCATCTATCGGTGTATTTAATACCAATACTGGTAAGTTTCAGAATGTCGGCGCGGCAGCGTCCACATTGTCGGGGGCCAGTATTGCGAGTAGCCTTGTCAATCTTGGTACTTCTCTTAACATTGTGGCGGTTGCCGCTAACGCAGCAGGCGTATGGTCTACCGCATCCGTTACCGCATCCACCTACTATCCATTTCAGGTATTTACTGGCAATGGAACCTACACGCCTCCACCTTGGTCTACAACGGCTGATGTACTGGTAGTTGCTGGTGGTGGTGGAGGGCGTACGGGTCCAACAATGACTGAAAGGGAGTCAGGAGCCGGGGCAGGTGGCGCGCAACGCGTTAATGCTATTCCTACTACTGGTTCTGTTGCGGTTACGGTCGGTGCGGGTGGGTCGGGTCTAAATGGCGACGGATCAAACTCATCCTTTGGTCCGACAACAAGCACGGGTGGCGGTGGGATGGTTATTAGTCCCGGGGCACCGTCCGTTAACGGGCGGTCGGGAGGCGCTGGTAGCGGAGGTTGTGGTCCTACCGGCGCTGGGGGTGCAGGAATCTCAGGACAAGGCTTCCCCGGGGGTACTGGCGCAACGCGGACTACTTCTCCAACTGTCTTCGTTAAGGGCGGGGGCGGCGGCGGCGTGGCATCGGCAGGCGAAAACATGGTTGGACCTGGCACCACCCAGCAAGCAGCCGGGGGTTCGGGAAGCCTTGCGTTTGGGATTTGGGTTTCTCCTGGCGGGACCTCCGGATACAACGTAGCAGCACCCCTAGGCGGTCCAGGTTACGGCGCTAACGGGTGGGCACCCGCTGCCCAAACGGGTGTAGGTGGCAACGGTATCGTGGTGGTGAAGGCTAATGGGTAAGGAACGCCTATGGGCATTAGTCGATGGAGGTAATGCTTGCGTCATGGTGCAAGTCGCTACGGATGAATGGATTTCGGAGAATCCTAGCGATGATCCTAACTTGCGTTATGTTCTGTCGCCTGATGGACCGGGCAGAGCCTCCCCTGGGTACTTACTAGACGAATCAGTCGGGCTATTCGCTGCGCCTAAAGAGTGGTTTCCCGACGACTGGTACTTTGACGATGATCCGAATGTTTGGTCGTGGGTAGACCCAAATCCACCGATTCCCCCAACGGGGGAGTAGTATCCATCTAAGCCGATCAAAAGAGGGGTTATGAGGCTTAGGAATAGAGATAATCTGCTCGCCGGTGTCATCGAAGTGTTTGATGATGCTATCTCGAACACCGAGGAGATAACTGCCTATCTAAAGCGTAAAGATTCATGGAATCCAGCGCGTATCGGCGTGGGGGAGGGTGAGGCGATACTTGAGAAGCGTAACAATAAGGTTACCTTCTTTGATCCGCTTGCCTTCACGTGCCCCGATGTTCTGCGAAAGTTTGCAGGGACCGTTTGGAACTATTTGGATGATTACGCTAAACGCTATGACGTTACCTTTATGGGCATGGAGAACGTGAATGTCAATCGGTATGAGCCTGGGGAATACTATGTTGCTCATGCCGATGATGGGATTGGTCAAAGCCGCATTATCTCTGCGCTTGTTTATCTAAATAATGTTGAGGAAGGCGGGCAAACGGAGTTCATCTACCAGAATGTTTCCGTGTACCCGAAGGCGGGACGGCTGGTGATCTTCCCGTCAAACTATGCTTATTCTCACGCGGCACATCCCCCAACTAGCGGGGTCAAATACTCTGCGGCGTTTTGGACGGTGAAGTGATGGAGCCTTTCATTCTGCGAGAAACATTCCCGCCTGACTCGCGTGAGCGTCTACTTAGGGATTGCGATCTACTAAAGAGGCGCGGAGACATAAGTCCCGATCCTGAGATGGGCCGACACATCTCTAACAGTCCAAGGCTCTACGCCTACTCGGAGCATCTGCTTCCGCTAGTGCGCAAGGTATTCCAAGATGACAGCATCCTCCCGTCGTACAACTGTTGGGCTGACTATCGCAGCGTAGATTCGCGCCTACCCGCACACAAGGATTCTAACGCTTGCACGTTCACGGTCGATTATTGTGTGCAACAGCACGAGCCGTGGCCTCTCTACGTCGAAGGCAAGGAATACATCCTGCAAGAGAATCAGTCACTCGTGTTTATGGGTGAGGATCAAGAGCATTGGCGTCCCGCGTTTAAGCCGGGGAACATGGTCGAAATGATCTTCTTCCACTTTGTGCGCCCGGATCATTGGTACTTCACAGACTGATGCGCATCGCCGTCGTTACCGCGTTGTTCGGCGCATACGATCCACTCTCCGCACCGCCCGATGGTTTCGATGACGCCGTGTGCGTAACCGATTCGGCAGACGGTATGCATGACGGGTGGCGCACCATAGTGGAACCGCTATCGGATGATCCGCGTTTGGATGGTAAGCGTGCGAAGATGCAGCCGTGGCGTTACACGGATTGTGATGCGGCTATCTTCCTAGACGCAAGCATCGAAGTAACGTCACCTGACCTACGGACA